TTCTAACCGAGTCTTACGACTCCTCATACCTGATACCATCAACGGTAAACCACCGTTGACACTAAACAGGTTGGTTCCCATAATATCATACATCTCGATAAAACGAGGTAGATATTGAAGAACTAAGCTTATCGATTTCTGGTCGAAATCGTTACGACTGATACAAAAAGTGTCAGGAGTAAAAGAGTATTTCAAACCATCATAGTAATTGTGATGATTGATTTTCTCGTTATAGCTCATGAGGTATGACTTACTAACCTCCTTCTTATAACTAAGATACTTAGAGTATCTTTCACTAAGAGAAAGACCTTTAGGATTAAACCCAATTCCACCAAGGAACTCGGGAATATCATAAAGTTTTCTAGCGATTTTTCGCTGTCTTGGTTTAAGTAGGCGCATACTAGAAGGTCCTAAATTTCTAACAATATCTATAAAGTTATTGTCAGAGACTGCTCTCCATTTAGGTTGATTGATTATGTCATCAGACGTAATTATCCTACCGGCAAATTCAGCTAAGTAAGCTGAATTTATGGACTTTTGTTTCGAGAACGGGCAACCAGTCTGTTCAAGAAAAGCAGTGTATTTAGTGTACAGTTTAGAGTCTAATATTATTACATCATCTCCTAAAACGAAGAATTTCCCATCATGGGAAAAGCCGTTAAGGGAGTAAAGTAATAATCCATGTGTTAAAGCAAAGGTTCCGAATGAAGGGTATAAACCTAAAGGTTGACCCCTATCCCAAGATATAATCTTGCGATTTCCATTAGAATCATTATAGAACCAGCCTGCAGTGCAAAGCCTCTGAAATAGATCTAAATAATCCTTGCGGACAAAAATAGAATCTAAAACAGTCATCTGGATATCTAACGGAAAGTAATCCGTAGCTCCTGATAAATCGACAGAATGGGTGATTAATCCTTTCTTGAGATGGGCTTGGATAGTAATAAAAGGTTTTGATTGATCATGGGTACAATCCCATGGTAGATCTCGTAACATCGAGTAGATTGAATCCCCTAAGGGTTCCAATAAACGCTGATATATTCGAGCGGGGTTAGCTACAGCACGAAGCTTGTAGCCTGCCTCTTGGATTAATCCAATTCTACCCACTGAATCGATAAAAAGCGGATTACCGCCATCGAGTTTCAGAGGTTCGATACCTTCCAAAGCTGGTTGAACCAGTTGCGGAAAATCTTTTACAATTGACCTACCTGTTTTTGTCTGGGTTAGAAACATCAGCCCATTCAGATGATTATCATTCTCATTGTAAGAATGACCGTCGACAAGAGGACAACTTTTACTATCACTAGTGCTCATAAGGGCATAAGGGTGAGGATCAGAGATCCACGCTCTTTTTAAGCCAATATGTTTAACAGCTGCACGAAGGCAATCATGGTATAGACGTGGAGTTTCATATTTACCTGAGTTGACGCCATCTAAGAACTTACGTTCTTGGGTAGGAGTTAACCTAGGAGAGTAAAGTGTGGTATATGCCTGTAACAGGCCTATAACCTTGGAAAAGTTCTTACGGTGTTTCAACCCGAAAGTTCTTATTCCATTAAAGAGACCCTTATGTGTAATATGTTCAGAGCAAGGTTCTAGCCCTGCTTTAATACGTATTATGTCCAGTTTGATATCTTTAAGACGTTTGGTTGTCCATTCGTCACCACTACACTCTGACCAGTAGATAATCTTCCTAATAAAAGGAATACTGATCTCATTTGGAACTCTAAATGCAGAAGCATAATGTAGCAAGCTATCTTCTTTGAATGTAAAATCATTCACCTGTAAGTCCTCCTAAGAAAAGGATAAGCAGTTAAGAAAGATAATGCGAACAGCATTATAGCTTAGGTTAGTAGCTCAAAACGAATTTTTAAGGATCTAAAGAAGTAGGACAATTGCGTAAAGCAATTATTCGCGTTGCGATTAACCTTAGTGTTCTCTCCAAGTCTGCGTTAGTTTCGCATTCAAAGTCTGAAAATATGTTAACAGATATTCTGTTTAGCTTATTTTGCTTATCTTTATTAGCTTTTATTTTTGCATTAGCCGAAGCATTAGCATTATTTATAGCATCACCAAGTTTCGCTGATTTCGCGTCATCTTCTATCTGTTTGTCTATCATCAGGTTGATAATACGACAATTTTCACAGGTATTGTAAGGACCGTGATTACACCGTAACGCCCTCATCTTCTCACGAAGTTGAAGGACTTTCATAGATTCCATAATAT